ATGCTCTTGACCCGTTTGTGCCTGACCTCGGCGCTGGCCCTTTGCGCGCAGGGCGCCATGGCCGAGATGAGCTTCAACCGCATTGCCAGCTTTGCCACCGTCGACAATATGGCCGAGGCCGACGACCACGGTCGTGAAAGCTCGGCCGAAATTATCGCAGCCTCGCCGGATGGCATGACGCTGGTCTATACCGACAGCCCGCTGGGCGTGATCGCCCGGATCGACATCACCGACCCGCGCGCGCCGAAGCCGCTTGGCACTGTCGCGATGGGTGGCGAGCCGACGGCGGTCTCGGTCGCGGGGCCGAATGCGCTGGTCGCGGTGAACACTTCGGAAAGCTACACGGCGCCGTCGGGCAAGCTGGTCACGGTCGATCTGGCCTCGGGCGAGATCCGCGGCGAATGCGATCTGGGCGGGCAGCCGGATTCGACCGCCGTCGCGCCCGACGGGTCGTTCCTCGCGATCGCGATCGAGAACGAACGCGACGAGGATGCCGGTGATGGCCGGGTCGGCCAGATGCCCGAAGGCTGGCTGGTCAAGCTGCCGCTGTCAAAAGGCACCCCCGATTGCGCGGCGCTCCAGAAGATCGCGATGACCGGCCTTGCCGAGATCGCGCCCGAAGACCCGGAGCCCGAATTCGTCGACGTGAACACCTCCGGCGAGATCGCCGTCACGATGCAGGAAAACAACCACATCGTGGTGATTGGCGCCGATGGCTCCATCGCGGCGCATTTTCCGGCCGGCTCGGTGGACCTCACGGGGATCGACACCACCGACGAACGCGGCGCGCTGATCTTCTCGCAAGAGCAACCCGGCCGCCTGCGTGAGCCCGACGGACTCGGCTGGATCGACGACAACCATTTCATCACCGCGAATGAGGGCGACATGGACGGCGGCTCGCGCGGGTTCACGGTGTTCCGCAAGGACGGCACCGTGGTCTATGAAAGCGGCCCCGAACTGGAATACGAGATCGTCCGCATCGGCCATTATCCGGACAAACGCTCGGATGCGAAGGGCGTGGAGCCCGAGGGGATGGAAATCGCCCGTTTCGGCGAGACGACCTTTGCCTTCATCCTCTCCGAGCGCGGCTCGATCGCGGCGGTCTATGACGTGACCGACCCGTCGGCGCCGAAGCTCAGGCAACTGCTGCCCTCGGGGATCGCGCCGGAAGGCGTGATGGCGATCCCGTCGCGCAACCTTCTGGTGACCGCGAACGAGGCCGACCTGATCGAGGATGGTGGCGCGCGGGCGCATGTCATGATCTACGAATATCAGGATGCGCCGCCCGCCTATCCGCAACTGACCTCGGCCGGGACCGAGACGCTGATCGGCTGGGGCGCCCTGTCGGGGCTGACCGCGCTGGACGGCAAGCTCTATGCGGTCAATGACAGCTTTTACGGCTACCAGCCGACGATCTTCGAGATCGACCCGACGCAGGTGCCCGCGCGCATCACCCGCGCGATCCGTGTCACCCGCGCCGGCTGGCCCGCGCAGAAGCTCGACCTCGAAGGTATCGTCGCGGATGGCGAGGGCGGCTTCTGGCTCGCCTCCGAGGGGCGCACCGACCGGCTCGTGCCGCACGCGCTCTATCACGTCAACGCCGAGGGCGAGATCAAGGCCGACCAAGAAAACGCCGTCTGGGATCACTACACGGCCAGCATTGAGCGCGATGATGTTGAGCGCCTTCACCGACCGACCGAAGAGACGCTTGAGGCTGCCAAGGCCGACCTGATCGAGACGGTTCAGACCTCGGAGATAGACCTAACCGACCCGCTCGCGCTCCTCGACGTAACACTTGACTATCAGGTGCTGAAAGAGACTTCGAAGATCAGCGCTGCGGCGCGGTCGGTGAAGCTCGCGGACATGCGCAAACACCTGACCAAGGGCGAGACGGCACTGATCGCGTCCGAGGTGAATGAGTATCTGCGCGCAAACAAACTCATTGCCGAGCCTGGATCGCCCGGATGGCTGAGCCTAGCACGCGCCATGATGCGCGCTGAGATAGAGGCGCTACAGCGCACCCTAGAGCGCGACAAGGGCGACTACACCGGCCAACCCCATGACCCTCTCGTGAAGCCCGCTACAGGCGCGCGCAGAGAGCTTGCGAAGCCCGGTGAAACAATCATGGAAGTCTTCGAGATATTCGCCGCTGAGAACAAGAACGGCGTGGCGCAGGACCGCATCAACCAGTCGCGGCGCGATGTTGGCATTTTCGTTCAGATGGTCGGCGCTAGTTTCCCTATCTCTCGGATCACTAAGGTTGAGGTCAGAGAGTGGAAGCAGCTTCTGAAAAAGTATCCGGTCAAAGCGACGGAGACCAAAGTCTTTGCCGGGATGAATATTCATCAGATCGTCAAGGCGAATGAAAAGGAAGGCAAGCCTGTGATCGCCGACCGGACAGTGAACCGCTACCTGTCGAGTCTGAGCGCGCTTTTGTCTTGGTCCGAGGAGAACGGATACATAGACCGCAACCCGGTCGAGAAGATGATGCTGAAAAAGGAAAGCTCGACCCCCACCCTGCCCTACACGTCCGACCAACTGAACAAGCTGTTTAGTTCGCCGTGGTTCGCAGGGTGCCAGAGTGCCGACGAGTGGCGCAACGTGGCGAAGCCCGGCAATGTGCTGATCCGAGACCACCGCTTCTGGGTGCCGTTGATCATGCTGTTCTCGAGCGCGCGCCCCGGTGAGATCGGCCAGCTTGCCGTCACGGACGTGCGCGAGCTGCATGGGCACTGGATCATGCATATCACCACCGAGGGCGATGAAACCGAGGAAGGCAAATCGGTGAAGACCGAAGGCTCTATGCGCGTGGTGCCGGTTCATCCTGAGCTAATCCGGTTCGGCTTTCTTAGCTACCATGAACAGCGTGTGAAGGAAGGCGGCTCGCAGCTATTCCCCGGAGCGAAGCGGAATGAGCGCGGTCAGATGATGGCCGATGTATCGCGTGAGTTCGGGCGCTACATGACCCGGATCGGCCTCAAGGAAGGTCGCGGCCTGTCGCTCTATTCGTTCCGGCATGGCGCTACTGATGCCCTTCGCAGGGCTGGATATCTCGACAAGGAATTCGGCTTCATTCTCGGACATGCTGAACCCTCAATGACGGGGCGCTATGGCATCATGCCTCAAGGGATACTTGAACAGCGTGTAGAGCTGATTAACGCTATCGCCTACCCCGGCCTAAATCTCGACCACCTCGCCGCGTAATACTGATGAACCCCCTTAGTTTAGGGGATTCACACTCGCCATTTGATATGTTATAATATCCACATTGCGAGTGTATTTGTTTCGAGTGACCTTTGTTTCAGAAAGTCCTTTCCCTTTTCACGAGGAAGGCGGTGGGAGTCTCGGACCCCACCGCCCTTCCGATCTTCGGCATTGTGCCGACCCTGACCGGCAAGAGCGTCACCGCTGAAAGCGCGCTGCGCGTTCCCGCTGTCGCCTGTGCCGTTGCCCTGATCGCTGAGACTGTCGGCAGCCTGCCGGTAAAGCTCTTCGAGCGCGAAGGCCGCGCCGCCGTCACCGAGCATCCGGCCTACAAGCTGATGCATGGCGAAGCGAACCCGTGGACCTCGGCGGAAGCCCTGCGGGTGCAGCTCACGACCGATGCGCTCTTGCGCGGGCATGGCTTCGCGCTCGTGGTGCGCAACGGGGCAGGGGAGCCGGTAGAGCTGCACCGCCTTGAACCGCATCAAGTGCAGATCGAGACCGACGACTTCGGCGAACCCACCTACCTTGTGCAGCTTGCGGACGGACGCCACCGTTACCCGTTCTCGGACGTGCTGCACGTCAGCGCCTTCGGGGGCGCATCCCCGATCACTCTGGGCCGCGAGGCAATCGGCCTCGCTCTGGCTTTCGAAGAGCATATCGCCAAGCTCTTCGCCAACGGCGGCAAGCCGGGTGGCATCCTCAAGACCGAAAAGACGCTCGGCGACGAAGCCAAGGGCAAGCTGGCTGCGAGCTGGACCGCTGCGCACGGCTCGGGCCGCACGGGTGGCACCGCCATTCTTGACGAAGGCATGGCTTACGAGAGCGTCACCATGACGCTCGCCGATAGCCAGTTCTCCGAAAACCGCCTTGAGCAAATCCGCGAGATTGCCCGCGTCTTCCGGGTGCCGCCGACCATGCTTTTCGAGCTGACGCGCGGCACATGGTCAAACACCGAGGAAATGGCCCGCCAGTTCCTGCAAGTGACGCTCAAGCCGTGGCTGGCGTCCTGGGCGTGGGCCTATGCCCGGTGCCTGCTGACGCCCGAGGAACGGCGCGAGCTGTATGTGGAGTTCGTCACCGACGATCTGACCACCACCGACACCGCCGCCCGCGCCACCGCTTACGGCCAATATCGCAGCATGGGTGCCATGACCGCGAACGAGGTGCGGGCCGGTCTGAACCTGCCGCCCCACGATGACGGCAACACGCTTGAGAACCCCTATACCTCGACCGGCGCAGCCCCTGTGCCTAATTCCCAGAAAGCCCCTTTGAATGACTGACCAGATTACCCTTCGCGCGTTCTTCGGTGACGGCGAACGCAGCTTCACCCTGACCGACCCAATGCTGGCCGAGCTGGAACGCATCACCGGCCTTGGCGTCGGTGCGGTCTACTTCCAGCTTGTGAACCTCGCCTATCCGGCGAACGTGCTGCAAGAGATCATCCGGCTCGGTCTGATCGGCGGCGGCACTGACCCCGAGGAAGCCAAGCGGCTCTGTGCGACCTATGCCGCGAACCGCCCGCTTGCCGAGACCTTCCCGCTCGCGTTCGAGATCATGGAAGCGCGGTGGAATGGTGTTGCCAAGCCTGACGCCGCCCCGGCGCTCAAGGTGGTCGCATGACCGACCGGCTTGAGATCAAGGCCGACCTGTCCGTCACCGACGCGGGCGAGATCACCGGCATCGCGTGGCCGTTCGGTTCTGCTGACCGCGTGGGCGACGTGATCGTCAAAGGTGCCTTCACCGGCCCCGCGACGCTGCCCATGCTCTTCGCGCACGATCAGGCGCAGGTCATTGGCGTCTGGGAACAGATCGCCGAGACCGACACCGGCCTGACGGTGAAAGGCCGTCTTCTGATCGAAGACGTGGAGCGCGCCCGTGAAGTGCGCGCGATGGTCAAGGCGGGTGCCGTCTCTGGCCTCTCTATCGGCTTCGTCACCAAGGACGCCAAGCGCGAGGGCAAGGGCCGCCGCATCACCGCTCTTGAACTTCACGAAATCAGCATTGTTGCCGTCCCGGCGCATCCGGGCGCGCAGATCGCCTCTTTGAAAACCGCCATTCTGAACAAGGAAATTTCTCAAATGGAAAATGAAGAAACCAAGGCCCAGGTGCCGCAGATCGACACCAAAGCCTTTGACGAGATCAAGGCCCGCCTCGACAAGCTCGAAGCCAAGGGCAACCGCCCCGGTGTGACCGGCATTCAAAGCCCGCTCATGACCGAAGACGAGGTGAAGGGCTTTACCGACTACCTGCGCACCGGCGACCGCAAGAACCTCGCCTACAGTGCGCCCTCGACCGGCAACATTCTCGCGCCCGAGGCCGTCTCGGCTTCGATCATCGAGAAGATCGCCGAACAATCGCCGATGCGTGGCCTCGCCTCGGTTATCAGCATGGGCGGCCCGCTTCTGCAACTGCCCCGCTTGGTGGATGAAGTTCAGCCCGCCCACGTCACCGAGACCGCAGCGCGCCCCGAGTCCGAACCGAGCTTCGAACAGATCGACCTCAAGCCGCATGAAATGGCCGTTGTCGTCCCAGTGACGCGCATCCTGCTGGAAGACGCCCAGGTTGATCTGAACGCCTACCTCGCCAATCACATCGCCCGCCGCTTCGGCCAGATGGAAGCGCAATGGCTTGTCACCGGCAACGGCACCACCGCCGCCGAAGGCGTGATGACCTCGGCGGAAGTTCCCGAGCTGGAAGTCGCCGGTCTGGACGGCGACGCGCTTGTTGACCTCTTCTATGCGCTGAAATCGGCCTATTCGAAGAACGGCGCGTGGATGATGAACCGCAAGACGATGGCGACGGTTCGCAAGCTCAAGGACACGGACGGCACCTATCTGTGGCAGTCGGGCCTGACGAGCGGCCAGCCTGCAACCCTTCTGGGCCGCCCGGTCTATGAGGCCGTTGATATGGCCGACCCGACCGCAGGCAACACGCCCATCGTCTTCGGTGACTTCGCGTCGGGCTACACCATTGCCGACCGCACCGGCTTTGAGATCCTGCGCGACGACTACACCGGCGCGGCAAACGGTATCGTCAAGCTGCACGCCCGCCGCCGCGTGGGTGGCCGCGTGGTTCTGGGCGAGGCCTTGACCAAGCTCAAGCTGGCAGCCTGAGCCTATGCACCCGCTGGCGCGCAGCTCTGAGGTGGTGGTGCGTTACGGCAGTCATGCTGTGACGCTTCGCCCGAGCCTGCGCGCGGCGATGACGCTTGAGCGCCTGCATGGTGGCTGGGAAGGTCTCATTCTCCACCTCTCCCAACTCCACACGCAAACCGTGTGGGCGATCATGCGGGCCTCGGCGGTTTCTGGTTCCGCTGCCGAGGCCCTTTTGCATTCCCTTGCGAACCGACCGCTCGATGAGATTAAGGAGGCCGTCGCTGAGCCTCTGGGCGAGCTTCTGGGGTTGTTCCTCGCGCCTATGGATGCAGAACCCACCGACACGCCGCCGCCTTCTACCGCGAAGCCTAAGCCGTGGTCAGAGGCGTATGCCGATCTGTTCCGCATCGGCACCGGCTGGCTTGGCTGGACGCCCACCGAGACCTGGGCCGCAACCCCGCTTGAGATCGCCCAAGCCTTCGAAGGCCACGTTGCGAAGCTCAATGCCATTCATGGGGCAGGCGAAGCCGAGACCCCCACCGGCCAGACCGAGGAACAGCGCGCCGCGAACATCGCTGCCGGTCTCGACCCCGACTTTGACCGCACAGGACTGCGCGCCCTGAAAGGAAAGCTCTGATGCCCCGCCCGCCCCACGTCTGCACCTGTGGCCGCACTGTGCCTCACGGCAAGCGCTGCCAGTGCCAGATCGAAAGCACCCGCGCCCGGAACCGTCGCCATGATGCGCGCCGCCCTAGCGCCCGCCAGCGTGGCTACACGACTGACTCGCAGAAGGCCCGCGCCGAATATCTGATGTTTCATCCTGAATGCGTGATCTGCGGTGCGCCCGCGACCGTTGTCGATCACATCACACCGCACCGGGGGAACAAGGAGCTGTTCTGGGACTGGCGCAACTGGCAAAGCCTCTGCGCCCACCACCACAACAGCGCCAAGCAACGGCAGGAGCGGGCGCAGGCATGAGCCGCGAGCTGTGGCAGGCCGTGCTGATGCGCGCCATTGACGACGCTGTGCATGGGGTGCCTGCGTCTGGCGTATCACCCGAGCGCCGCGAGTTCGAGACCCAAGAGGCCCGCCGCTTCCTGACAAGGCCGAGCGCAGACCTCGACCTTGTATGCACCTTCGCTGGCGTTGAACCCGAGGCGGTCAGGGGCAGGATGCGAGAAAACGCATTTGTCGCCTCGGGTAGGCGTTTTCCTTGAGGAAACTAGTTCACCCGGACATTCGCGAGAATTCGATCTTCTTCATACATGCGACGGTTGTCCGAGTTGAACTCCGCTTTCATATCGCACGACATGCCGTAGAGATCGGCGATCGTAAAGCCCATCGGCACGTAATCGCGCAGGTCTCTTGCCCTGTCATCTTTCTTTCCGTTCACCCCTCGGTCATAAATCTCAAATCCGACGACTAGGTGATGGGCATCGCAAGACACTTTGGGATCGTCGGAAGGTGAGAAGTAGAACGAACGTTGAGTTGTCGAATGGTTCTCAGCCGCGTAGCTTTTGACCTCAACATAAATCGGCACGCCGTCGCGTTCCACAAAAAGGTCTGGGTAGGCTGTGGCTTTCCCGAGGCCCTCCTTTGTCTTGGCGGGTGCTGTATTGAAGCCATGGGCTGAGAGAAACTTCGCGACATACGGCTCCATGTCGTTCCCAACTTCATTTGGTCGCGGGCGTCGAATTGGATTCTCTTGTATCTCCCGGCATACATCAGTCATCGCATTGATGAATCTCTCAAGAAATATTGAGTTTTCTTCGGTGTTTTTGTCGAACTTTATTACGTCTGTATTGCAGGTAGATTTAACAATAACTTCAAATGGCAAACCTTTTAAAGGCTTAAGCATTTGAGCCAAAATTTCTTCGAGAAGTTTTTCTCGCTCTGTAGTCATCATGTTCTCCGGAATATGACTATGCGGTTTGTATTCGTCCCGGCTGCATTGTTACCAACGCCCCAACAGTTTGAGGTTTTGGTAAAATCTTGCTGGTTGATCATGACCGCTTCAGGTTCTATAGCGAGTCCGCTAGAAGCTTCAAGAACGTGTTCCTCAAGGAAAACGGTCTTGTTTCTTACCTCACCAACTTCATATGCGATATGCCCGCCCGGCTTAGTGATGCGCACTAGTTCTCGGAGTGTCTGGTGGGTGAAGTCTTGCCAGTCTTCGACTTTTTTATGGCTTGAAATGCCCACCTTTTCAACTTCGATCCCAGCGAACCAGCACCGCAACCAGTTATCTGCCTCGTATTGAACGATGTCCAAAAAGGGTGGTGAAGTTACTGTAAGCGAAACACTTGCGTCAGGAATTTCATTGGTCTCGTGCGATTTCTTGGTCAGTAGTTTATAGCTATCAGTCGACGCGCCCCCTTGAGAGAGAAGAGACTTCGACTTCTTCAAGATTATGTCTGGGACTTCTCTGCGGGTCGGCGATTGATTGCGCTTTGCGTTAATCTTGACCTGCGTTTCAATGCTCACCGCTTGGTTCGGCGGCATGGTGTAGACAGAAAAGAAACCGGGCGAATGCCCAGTGAGGCGGTTGATCGCAACCATTCGAATCCACTTGTCAGTGTTATCGAGAAGGTTGTTGTTGCTTCGCTCGATCATCCATGACCGCAACCCTTCAATCATTGCTAGGGTGTCCGGGTGATAGAAAGGGAGAAGTTCGTCATGTTCAAAGTCGTCAAACGACTTCCACGGTATCTCCGCCAAGCGTTCACGAACTTGTCCGAGTGTCGGCGTGTTTAGTCTGGGTTCCGTAAGGAGGATGCTCAGGGGGTTCGCATCATTCCCGAAGGCTACACGACCTTTGAGGTTCGCTTCAATTGGTGTGGTCCCGCGCCCCATGAAAGGGTCATAGACGACGTCGCCTGGTTCCGTCAGAAGATCTATGAAGAACGCAGGCAGTTGCGGCTTGAAGCAGGCACGGTAGCTCACTTCATGAAGTCGGTGGCCCTGCCTTTGGCCCGCCGTCCAGAACTCGTTAATGTAGTGTGGGACACCGTTGCGCACCTCCACGATGCTCTCGCCCCCGAATTCGGAGAACGTCGCCAGCCGTGTCTGAAGTCGCGAGTGGTTTAGGGTGTCGCGCATTTCTAACTGCATTCTGCTTGCCCTGCTCGGTTGCACTTGGGACGCATGTGTAGCCCATGTTCCTGAGCCGGGCTACCGTGAAACTTTGTGGCCCCAGTAGGACCGGCGGGGGGAGGTTCACGCAGGATTGTCCCTAAATAACTTTTCGAGAGCGTATCAAGGCGCTGGATGCCAGTTGAGCCAGGGCCGCCGATGATCGCGGCCCTGATCGTTTTTGGGCTTAGTCGTCCGACTTCGGCGAGAACGTCGAAGGCTTCTTGGCTTCCGGCTCCCTCGCGGCGGGCGCCGGAGCGTGCTGGAACTGGATGCCGCAGTTCTTCTTGATACTGACTTTCTCGATGGCTTCGAGTTCACCCTTCAGGCGGCCAAGCTCCGAAGCCGTTTCACCGTTGCCGTCGATGAAGAACGCGGCCGGCCAGAAGAGAACCAGCGCGACGCCGGTCGCAACGGCATCGCTGCTCGCTTTCTCGTTCTGGACCCCAGTCAGTCGCGCTGCTTGGCTGGAAACCCGTTGAGCCTCTTCACTCAACTGGCGGCAGGAGTAAGACTCATACTGCATGGGAGAAATATACTGTGCCGAAATCTCATTGGCATTCTTCGCACAAGCGGAAACCGCAACGCTTGCAGCAAGCCCGAGAGCAACAAACTTAGAACGCATGAACTATCCTTTCTGCATACGTGTGCGCTAGAAAAGGTTAACGAAGTCAGGGCATTCAACTTTTCGCGTCTCGTTCGGTGCCCGTTTCAGGCTTGTCGTGTTTGGTGCGCAACAGAGAATTGACCTCGGGGTCATATTTTTAAGGCGATGCTGGCGAAGTGAGGTATGGCTTTGTGAAAATCACGGTCGCGTGATGCATTCGTGATTGACTTTGTTTCGACTCTTCAAATGCTTGGCGTGATATGTTATGTAATAACATAGATGCCTTTTCGTTTATGAGTTTGCGAGTATGCCTGTTGTTTCCGTTGCTGAGCTGAAAGCCCAGCTCAACCTTGACCATGATCTTGACGACGCGCTTCTGGCGTCCAAGATCGCCGCCGCCGAACACTACTGCCAGTCCTTTATCGGCCCCTGGAACAGCGCCAGCATCGACTCTGCGCTCTTCAACCAAGCCGTCCTGATGCTGGCAGCCTACTGGTATGAAACCCGCGAGGCCGCACAGGTCGGGGGCAACCCCTACGCGGTGCCTTTCGGCGTTCACGACATGCTGCAACCGCTGCGTCAATGGGTGGTGTGAGGCATGGCCGGTCTGGACCTGAACGCGCAGGCCGCACGGCTTGCCAAGCGCCTCGAAGCGATCCCGAATGCGGTTCTGCAAGACGTGCGCCCTGCCGTGGTGGCCTCTGCGGAAGACCTTACGCATGTGGCGCGCAGCCTCGCGCCGGAAGACGAGGGCGACCTGAAAGCCTCAATCGTGGTGACGCCGCCCGGTGCGGAGACGCCCGCCTATGCAGAGGGTGGTGGCCGTCGCAGGGCGGGCGAGAACCAAGCGCTTGTGACGGTCGGCAACCCCGAGCAACGCCACGGGCATCTTGTGGAGTTTGGAACCGACCCGCACGTAAACGCGGGGCAGTTCGCGGGCACTCAACACCCCGGCACCGAGGCGCAACCCTTCCTTCTGCCCGCTGCACGTCTGACAGAAGCCCGTGCGCGCCGCCGCATCGGGCGGGCCATCGGGCAGGCTATGCGCAAGGCAGCACAAGGGGGCAGCCATGATTGACCCCGCGCTGGCCTTCCAAACCGCCGTGCGCTCTGCGTTGATTAATGCGCCCGAGGTGGTGGCGCTTGTGCCTGCCGGTAATATCCGCGCGGGTTCCGTGCGCTCTGAGCGCTTGCCCTCGGTTGTCCTCGGCGATGCGCGCACCGAGTTCCTGGGCTGTGCTGCCGGGTCGCAGCGCCTCGCGCGCGTGTTTCTCACGTTGCACATCCGGGCACAGGAAGACGGGGCCGACACCGCGCGCCAGATCGGTGCTGCGGTGCATGGGGCGCTTGAGTTCGGGCCGCAGGACACGCCCGAGCTGATGATGGACGAATGGCAACAGCCGCGCGTGGTCTGGCTGCGCGACCCTAAGCCCGAGCTGAGCCTGACGCATGGCGTTATGACCCTTGAGGCCGTTGTTCGGTGGAGGGTCTGACCATGCAGTCTGGAAAACTTCAAAACCGTATCGAGCTGCAACGCATGACCGAGACCGTTGCGGCCTCGGGTGCCGTGTCGGGCGAATGGGAGACCTACGCGACCGGGCGGGCCGAGCTGCGTCAGGCGGGTATCTCGGAATTCCTGACGACCTATGGCGAAGGCGTGAGCAACAATGCGGTGTTTCTGATCCGCTGGCTTCCGGGCGTGAGCGTGGCAGATCGCATCCTGCACAACGGCAAGGCGTGGAACATCGTCGCGATTGCCGAGATCGGGCGCAGGCGTGGCCTTGATCTGCGGGCGGTGGCAGCATGAAGCCCGTCGCCATCTTCCTCTATGAGTTGTCGGGCAAATCCGCCGAGCCGTTCGCGGCTGCGGGGTGGGATTGCTACTGCATTGACATTCAACACCCCGGCAACCGCAGCGTGGGCAACGTGCATTTCGTTCAGGCCGACGCACGGCGCTGGAAGCCGACGCGCGACATGGTGGAGCGCTGCCGGTTCTTCGCGGCCTTCCCGCCGTGCGATGATCTGGCGACCTCTGGCGCGCGCTGGTTCAAGGGTAAGGGGCTACATGCGCTCTCGGATGCAATCGAGTTGTTCGCCATCGCCGCCGAGTGGGCCGAGTTCTTCGAAGTGCCTTACCTGATCGAGAACCCGCGCAGCACGATCAGCACCTACTGGCGCAAGCCCGATCACACTTTCGACCCGTGCGACTATTCCCAGCTCGCGCCGTCTGAGCATTACACCAAGAAAACCTGCCTCTGGACGGGCGGCGGGTTCGTCATGCCGCCGAGGGCATCGCTTCCCGGTCCTGCCCAGATGAACGTTATCCGCGACATGGCCGGGAAAGGCCGCGACCGGGCGAACGCGCGCAGCGTCACGCCTATGGGGTTCATGCGGGCGACCTATGAGGCGAACTTTAGTGCGCCTGCGCTGGCGGTGGCAGCATGAGCGTGCATCAACGAGGCATCAAGCCAGCGCTCTCTGCTGACACCGAGGCGCTGACGAAAGCGCCACCCGCGCCGACCTACCTCGCGGCCCATGCAAAGGCCGAGTGGAAAAGGATTTTTCCGCAGTTGATCGCCCGTAGAATCCTCACCCGCGCCGACCTTGCGGGCGTGGAGGCGTATTGCTCGGCGGTAGGTATCTGTCGGCAGATCGAAGAGCAACGCGCGGGCGGTCTGATCGACCCGAAGCTGTTTGGGGTGTGGAACCGGGCGGCGCAGACCGCGCGCCAGCTCGCGAGCGAATACGGCCTCACGCCGACCTCTCGGGCGCGGATCGGACTTGCTGGTCCTGTGGCACCCGAAGAGGACGACGATCCGTTGAATGTTTAGCTTATCGGCAGTGCGAACCTCTGAATGATCAGGAGAGCTGAAATAATTACGGCGGCAACCATGAAGCCCTTTGGCTTGTCTTTGCGATATGCCAGTCCGATGCAGCTCATGATCAAAACGCTGATGCCCAGCCCAACGCCCTCTGAAATTTTCGCGCCAGCAATCGCAGAGTCTCCAGATAGGGCGGGCAGGTTGAGTATCAGGCCGAAGAAGACCAGAACGGCAGCCACAGTAAGCAGGTAACGCTTCTTTGCAGTCATGATTTTTCCATATGAAACAATGAGTAGCGCCGAGAAACCAAACATGAAGTGCCCTGTCAAGGGGGGCACCTATCCGGCTTGGGTCATGGACAACTCGCCCATTCCCGACCCGCTCGGGCATGGCGAGCGCGCGGTGCAGTTCCTGCGCCGCCTGCGTCACCCGGCCAGCACAGCACCCAAGCGCGCCTTCCAGCTCGCGCCGTGGCAGGAGCGCATCGTTCGGCGCATCTACGGCCCGCGCAACGCGGACGGCTCGCGCGTGGTCAAGACGGTCTTCCTGATGATCCCTCGGGGCAACCGGAAGACCTCGCTGGCGGCGGCGCTGGCGCTTCTGCACCTCTTCGGGCCTGAGCGGGTGCCTGCGGGGCAGATCATCTTTGCGGCTTCGGATCGGGAACAGGCGGGCATCGGCTTTCGGGAAGCTGCCGAGATCATCCGCCAGGACAAGCGCCTTGAGGCGGTCTCGCGCATCTACGACGCGCACAACGCCCCGAAGGCGGTCAAAAGCACCCGCGACGGCTCGGTGTTGAAAGCCGTTTCCTCGGATGGACGCGCGCAGCACGGCACGACCCCGACCTTCATTCTCGCTGATGAAATCCACGTCTGGCAGGGGCGCGACCTCTGGGAAGCATTGCAGTCGGGCATGCGGGGCTGGCCCGCCCCGGTGACGCACCAACGTCGCGAAGCGGGCTGCGATTACTGGGCGAGTGCGCGGAGGGCATCCGAAAACCCCCAGACGGCACGGCGGCTATTCTCTGGCTGCGCGGTGCCGAACTTTGGTCTAGAGGGCGGGGCTTCGCGGCCCTGCCCTCTTTCCGTTTCGAGACCTAGATGCGTATTCGGCATTTGTGAGTCGTTTACGGGCTAA